ATTGTCTGTTGACGCATCACGCTTAACCATATCATCTACAAGAATATCATTTGTGTTTATTGGCTCATGATCTGTTTGATCTGGTGGTGTATCATTCTTTACATGATCCCAAAACAATCTGATCTTTACCATCATGTTAGTGTAGTATTGTTGATGAAATGAAATCTTTTTATATTCAAATCTTACATTGCCAAATTTATTAGCAAAGTAACAATCATCATAGTTAGATAAACCAAGATAGAATTGTATTTGTGGTATATATCTTGATAACTGTTTCTCAAAGTTATTAAATTGATTTGTTTCTTTAGCTTCCACAATCGCCGACTGACTCTTGATGGTCGCGTCGATTGTTCCTTTGAGTGGAACACCATGATGTTCTTTAGTTATAGATACTTGTTGTTTATCAATACTTAACTGACTTTGTTTCTCGAACCAGTTAAGTATAAACTGTTCGTTCCAAACTCCAGATTGTACTGTAAAGTTATTAGACAAATCATCTGGTTGTACTCTACCAGTTTTGATTTCCCATAGTTTTTGCCAATCACCATGCATAATTTGCACAGCATCTGACCCACCGATAAATCCGATTCTCTCCATCTTTCTCTCCTTTGGTTTATTATATATTATTTACATTCATTTGCAACTAATATATGATTTATATTCATAGCAATTTCTCCGCCTTGAAAAAACTAGGGTAACTTTTTGTTACCCTTTTTTTTCTCTTCTTCCCAATCGATATGAAATGTTTCAACTACTTCATCTGGTCTTACAAATTCAGTAGGTACATAAGGTAGTGATACTTCTACCTCTTGTGGC